TTCCGGTCGCGCCGCCGCTCCGTCCTTCTTGCCGAGCGCCAAACCGTTGTTGTACATCAGCAGCTTGGCTTCGGAGACGGTGTAGGAATCCTCGGTTGCGCGCATTCCAACTACCTTACGCGGCCACCAGTTGCCCCGCCGGCAGCAACTTGACGAACTGGGCGCGAGTGATCCGTGTAATTGACCCGTTACGGTAAAACCGCGTCGGCCACTTGATCTCATCCAGGTCCGCCACGCTCGCCATTAAGCACCGGCAGTTTGGGAATTGCCCTCCGAATCCTCGGCCAAGCGTACTCTTCTCTCCAATAAGTGCTTCCGGTTGCGGTGGATCGTTCCAGTTCATCAGCACGCCGTCCAGGTTGCGATGCGATGGCCGCACGCGCTGATCTTCCGACGAATGCCAAACCGCCCAATCCAAACCAAGGTTCTCAGCCCGCAACTTATCGAGGTCCGTACCTGCCCGCGCGATTTCGGTTCTAGCGATAAGCTTCATCTTCGACCGCGTGAGCCGCGGCGCCAACCGCTTCAATTCCGAGATGATCTCCTTGTCCCGCTTGCCCTCTTGCTGCAACGTGACGGCCTTCTGCGTCAGGTGCTGCGCGATCTCCCGCGGAATGCTACGAATTAGGCGCGCGTTACGAGCGGCAATCACCTGCAATTCCGGCTGGAGGCCCGTGCGCCGGATCTCCTCCTGAAGCCCCTTATAAACTTCGCGCGCCCTGGTCGATTTCATCGCCGCCTCGCGCCAAGAGCGCATATTTAACGCGGCCACTTGCTGCGCCATCCTGGCAGCCAGCCGGTACGCCATCGCGTCGAACTGCGGGTCACGCTCCGTCTCCGGATTCCAGAACAGGCCACCGCCCTGTGACCACTCCTTCACCACGGCGGCATTGCTGCGGCCGGCGAAGAGGTTGCGCAGTGCCTTCTGGTAGGCGGCGACGAGGCTTTGGAAGTTGGGCGAGGTCATTACAATTAGTTATTGTGGCGAAGGCATTTTCGGCCTATCGCCGCGGCCTCTGGATCGAAGTTCGAACATCCCTTAACGCTACATGGATCGAGCGGCAGCCCTTTCTCTGCACGGACGGAATGCCAGCCACACATACCTGTCTTGTTGTATGCGCTTAAGGAATTAGTACACCCCTCTACTGAACATTGCGCATCATCGGTCCTAGTTACGCGCGGTTGAACGGTTATCCACGGACCTTTGGGTGTTGAGATTGTGATAGCTTCACCCTCTTCGTTTGCGGCCTGTTGTGCCGCGCGCAAGGCTTCCGCCTTCGTCCCGTAGTTGCCGGCCAATGTCGGAGTCTTCATGCCGTGCAACCCGTGAACGAGATACGCGATGTTCGATTGATTCCTGAATCCGGTCGGTTCGCCAGTTGCGTCCTTCGCCATCGCCCGGTCCATCACCACGTCCAAGGCGCGGTGCAGGCGGGCACGACGATCAGCACGGGCCTTTGCGGCCAACCTCTCGAACTTCGCCTTCTCGCAGGAACGCCATTACTTTTCCTCCACCGGGATGATCAGCGTCTCCTGCTCCTCGTCGTTCACCTTGAGCGTCGCCGCAACGAAGTCGGTCTTGCCGTTCTTCGATTCGACCAACTCTAGGTCGAAGCCCACGGTCACCGAGCAGGGATCGAGATCGGCCATCAGCCTACCTTTTTCGGCGCGTCTTCCATACTGGTCTTCTCGACCGTCGTGGTTACGGTTGCCGGAGGATTACTCTTTTGCACAACCGTCTCGACCGTCGTCACCGTCTTGATATCCGGCAGCGGATGTTGCGCCAGATACAGCGCCGCATCTTTCATGAACGTGATCAGGAAGACTCCGCCCATCACCTCGAAGGAATGCGCCGACCCGATGGCGAAGTTCTTCGGGTCCACGATGGTGACGCTGATTGCTGAAGCCGCCGCGTTTGCCGCACCGCCGAGTGAACCGGCGAACAGGCCGTAAACCCAATGTCCCCAATCCAAGGTCAGCATATTCCCTCCTGCCTCTTTATTACGAGCCCTGCGCTAAGTTCAGGAACGCCACCCCGTCCGCTCCGATGGCTCCGATGTAGGCATTCGCGCCCACGGCCAGCAGCAACGATTCCTTAGCGGCGATCAGCACGCCGTTTGCCGAACCAACAAGCTGCGCGGCTTCCGGTGTCAGGGCTAGCACGACGAACGCCCCGTTTGGCCCGTAGTTGGCGACCCGCAGCGTCGGCCCTCCGCCACCAGGCAAAGTCTGATAGCTTGCGGCTCCCGTACTATACGGCGGCCCCAGGCTGATTCCCGGCGCCGGAGCGACCATGGAGGAGTACGCATCGATGGAGAAGTTTGGGATAGCCATAACTGTTACTTCATCACCTGATCAACTACCGCAAGAAACACCTGCCGGCTTCCGTCCGTCGCGCCGTAGGATGAATGAAACGCGATAACGTTACCGATCTCAAGCATCGGACCGTACCCGCCCGTCGGCTGCGCGATGGAACCGTAATCGGAAGTCTGCTTATTGAACATGTGGCAGAGGCGCTGAACGCTTCCCGAGCCATCCTTGGCGATCATCAGAAGCTCATCGTGGAACGGTCCGCACGGAACGCCGGTAAGCACTGAGGCCGCGCAAGCGTAGTACGCCGGATCGCCCGTAAACGGCGATAACTCAGTCGTAATATTCCAGTCTGGCCACTCCAGAAGCTTGCCGCGGAGGTACGAACCGCCGAGCGCCACCATCTCGTCCTGGTTCGTCGAGTTGTTGTACTCCGCTTGAAGGCCGGCGAACAACGCGGAGTGGCCCGTACCCGGAAAGGTCGCGGGCGTCTGCGTGTTCGGCAGCGTCAGATCCCACCATTCAGATTCGCCGGACTCTTGCCCAACGTTCCATATCCACCGCCCGCTCGCGTCGATCTGAACCTTGAAGTAATCGCCCGCCCGTGATGCTGGCTCGCTGTACGTCTCGCCCGTCTCGCGGTTCCAGACCACGAATCCGCTAAAGGCGTAATCCTTGGTCTGCCGCGAGAAGCACCACACATTGTCATCCGCGCTGGAAGTCATCCGGCTCAGGTACGGCGAATCCGGGAACTCCTCCGCGAAGTCGTGGACCACTTCATCGGCGCCGGTTTCCAGGTTCAGCAGCATCAGCTGCGAACCGCCGTCGCGGTGGTAGATCTGTCCGGCAGCCGAGTGCGACCACGTTGCGTCGGAACCCTGGAAGTTGGCCGGCAGCGCGATATCACCCCACTGCCCGGACACTGGGTTGGCCGTCACGACCTTGAACTTCTCGTCGCACTGGATCAGGATGTTGGTGGTCCCGTCCGGCGAGGGAACGCTAAACGCCGGCCAGATGCCATAGGATATGCGGTTCACGTGTCCGTCCGTGGCATCCGTCACCTGCACTAAGCGCGTTCCGAAGGTCTGGTCGGTAAACAGTTGACGCCTACCGGGCAGCTTCGGAGCTTCCTTCGGCTCAGGAATCGTTCGGTATGGCGGGCGGTCGAAGATCATGCCTTTTTCAGTAGCCACTCGAAAAGCCCTGCTATCACCATGACGGCCCCGCTCGCCAGCCAGATTGTGCGTTCAATTCCACGAAGCCGCACATCGATGGCAACAAAGCGCTGGTCCGTCGCGTTTGAATGGTCCTCAATCTTCTCCTCCAGGCTAGCGTGCCGCTGATCATATTCTGGCCTGGAAATGGAAGACTTTATGAACTCTTTGTACTGATCGGCCAGCTTGTCCACCAGCCCGTTCGCGCGCTCATCGTGCGCCTTCTGCGCGGTCAGCGCGACCTGAAGCGCCTGCTCCTGCGCGGCGAACCGTTCCTGATATCGCCGGTCCCGCTCGTCAACGAGGTCGCGAAGCGTGACCGGAACTTCGGTCCGAGGCGAGTCCATGTCACTTGATCCAGCCCTTCGCGATTGCGAACATGAGACCGCCGAGGCCTAATCCTCCGCCGGCCACGCAGAAACCCAAGAGGGCCATCGCTCCTTCAATCCGGTTGCGCCACGCGACCACGCTCTGCGCGTCGGCCTTGGCTTCTCTCGCCTCACGGCCCGCCGTGGTATCACCCGTATCGATGCGCGACTTCAGCCCGTCTACGACAGCCTTTAGGCCGCAACCTTGCGCGTGGGCGTCGATGGCCGTCTGAACTTCGCTAACCCGCTCGCGGAGCGTGGGTATCTCGGCCACCGCTTTGCCGTGGACTTCCACTACTCGTTCCAGCCCTTCGATCCGCTCGCGCCAGCCGTTGTGATCCTTTAAGTGCTCGTTGATTCCAACGACGGCCTGCGCGATCAACGCGAGTTGCTTGTCCTGCTCCGAAAGCTGCTTCGTCATCGCCTTCTGGCTGTCCAGAAGTTCCTGGAATTGCTCGTCGCTCACCACGGCGCCTCCATCCCTTGGGCTGCCCGTTCTAACCCGTCCCCGCGAGGCGCAAGTTGATGGGCACGTAACCCAGGCTGCGAATTTTTATTCTCCTGGAGCATGAGATGCTGAGCGGAAGGCGTCATCGAATATTGCGGGCTGGCGTCCGGGTTTCGATCCGCGGCTAGTTCCCCCTATTTGACGGAACCGCCAGCCCCTTTTCGCACCGAATCTTCTTTGTTATCCGGCGCACTGCTGATTCCCGGTCCGCTTCGCCGCGCCGTCACGAGTGACTCAACGCGAGCCGTGGGAACCGGGGCGGGAAACCTTCAAAGGACCCGCTATCAGGGAAACGCAAAGCCGAATTGTTTTACGGCTTCTCAAGCATGGCGGGTTGACAGCCGCCAAGATCATAAAATCAGTTCGCGGAGAGTCGCCAGTCGTTGATCCGCGTCTCGCAGTGGAAGCGCCCCGCGTCCGGCCCGCTGTTGTTCACGTTCAGCGGCTTCTCATCGTCGCGACCGCCGGCCTTATCGTCCCACGAGTACGTCTGCATCTCTTCCGTGGTCCGCGGGCAGCCTTCCCGGTTGATGCGGAGCTTCCCGGCCATCAGCATACCAGCCACGCGCCGGATGCCCACCGTCACGTCGTTCTTCGCGTCCATGACGTACATACCGCGCTGCATCAGTTCGCGCTTGAGCGATCCGGCCTGCTCAGCGTCGAGCAGGATGCCGGGCCACGTGCGCCGGTCTTTGTTCGCCGCCTCGATGAACACCAGCAGATCATCCGCGTATTCGGCGTCGGTCTTCTGCCGGCCAGCGGTTCGGCTGTCAAAGTAATTCTCGCGATCCCACCAGACCGTGGTTCCATCATCGTAGATGTCCAGGAACACGCAGGGAGTTGAGACGCCGTACTTGATCGAGATCCAGTGTTCGACGTGGCCGTTCTGATTCCGCAGCGTGATCGGCCGATCCGCGTCCTGATAGAACACCGCCTCCGATAACGAGTCGCGGTACACACACTTCGTCTGGTGCAACCAGCCAGAAACTTGGCTGAGAGAATCGCAGATGTCATCGTGCGCCGCGTTTGGGAACTTCATCAACTGGTCAAGCGCCATATCGGACCACGTAGCCGTCCGGTCCAGGTACCAATTGCCGGCTTGCCATTCGGGCGACATGGCGAACATCCGGCCCACCTTGCCGCCCTCCGGGTTGATCGCGATCACGCCAGGTATCTTGCCCTTCAGGTGCTTGATGATGGCGCTGCCGTTCGCTTTGTCCTCAACCAGCACCGCGGAGGCGCCGTACTCAGACCGCTGGCGCAGGATCTCGGCCTCCGTCGCGTCCAGGTCCATGTGCTTGTTGACGACGTTCAGGACGTACCGCCTGGGACCCTTGACGCCAATCGCGCTCACGGCCACGAAATCGCTTGTGGCGAGGTCCTTGAACGCAGCGTCAACGGAAATCGTCACCAGATCGAACTTCGCTGGCAGCGGTTCGTCCAACGCTCCGTCTGCGGCCACCCCGCCGTACCACCGAGCGTCCGCGCGCCGGATCATGTTGCCTTCGAGCGGTACGGGGCGCTGCTGGTGCTGTGTGGCGAATACAATCCGCCGCTGCTTCAGGCCGGCCACCGTGTCGGGCGAAAACCGCTCCGGCATCAGCACGTCGCCGGGGTTCCGCACCACTTCACGGCCGGAAACCGGGAACCTCCACACCTCGCGGTCCTCGGCCTCCAGCGCTAGGCTCAGATGCACCCAGCGGTCCGGCTCTTGCGCTAACACGAACCCGGTCGGGTCCATCTCGTGAAGCCGCTGCATGATCATCAAGATGACGCCGCTTGCCGGATCGTTGATGCGCGAGCGGAAGGTGTGGTCGATCCACTCGTTGGCCGTCTTGCGCTCCGTGTCGCTTAGGGCCTGGGAAGCAGAAATTGGGTCGTCTAACAGGAGGCAATCACCGCCGCGCCCAATCGCCGCCCCTCCCACGCTCGTCGCCGTCATCGAGCCTGTCTGATCGTTGTCAAAGTGGTGCTTGACGTTCTGATCCGACTTCAGTTTGAAGCGGTCGCCCCAAAGCTCCTGGTACCAGTCGCTCTGGATCAGGTCGCGTCGCTTGACCGAGTGCTCGATGGAAAGCTCGCCGCTATAGGACGCGCACAGGAAGCGCCACGTCGGATACTTCGACCAGACCCAAGCCGGAAAGCAGACGGAAAGGAATGAAGATTTGCTGGACCGCGGGCTTACGTTCGTGATGAGCCCGATGGCGTTATTGAAGGCGGCCTTGAATTTCCCCTCGCGCACCATCCAGAGGTACTCGGCTATCAAGTCGTAGTGCCAGGACCAGGTGAGCGGGCGCCCCGGTTCGAGGACCTTCCACGCCTCGCGGAAGAAGGTGCCGAGGTCTTCAGAGAGCCGCTGCCGACGGTCCGCTAACTGAACCCGCCGCTGCTTCTCCAGCATCAGCGCGTGGAGCCGCAGGAGGCTCTGCCGATAGACGGCAGGATTGACGTGCGGTGGGCGAGATGGTGCGGCGGCGGTCATAGGATCAGGCAACTCTAACTGAAGCAAGGCGCTTATGTGGATGCGAAATCACTTCCTGAACTCCGGCGCGTTGTTTGGAACCGAAAACGCCAGACGCCAGCGAATACAAATAGCGCTGCTTGCCTCCCGCAGTTATCGTAATATGGCCGTAAGCTTCCAGCTCGCGAATAGAGGCGTTCACTGTGGTTTTGCTAAATCCTAACCTCGAAGCGATACGCCTCTGCCCAACGGTTGCGGTTGTTCCCTGATGGACGGAACCGGCTAACTGAGCATAAACGCAACGAGAAGAAGCACTTAGTCGAGTATCATACAGAACCGAATCGGGAAGACGGTTATAATGCTCGCGCTTCTCGTTTTCTTCGGACTGTACCGTTTTCTGGTACGGTTTCCGTACCGCTTCTTGGTACACGTATAAGACCTATATAAACGGAATTATGCCGAGCGCCGCTGTTGCTGCGCGTACTTGATGGCTCGTGCGGTAGGTTGATAATCAGCTGGTCGTATAATTTGGAGGTTAATGGTCGATGCTACGCGGCATCCATCACATACACTCGCGCCGCGCCGGAACTTTACGCTCACGCGGTGGCATTGGTCACAGACCTGCCGTGTTCCGAACTTGTCAATCACCTGCTGCATTGTCAACCGCCGCTGGTTCCGACTCTGCCGCCTTCGGCTCCTCGAACACGCCATCTTCGCTCTCGACCAGCGTCTGAGTTTCCGGCTGCGCGAG